ATCATGGCACGTCTTACCGCCCCTTGACCAGGGGTACGAGGCATTCCCATCCCCCGCATAGACATTATTTCTCCGGCTCTAGGCATTTTTTGCTTGCTGGTATTCTATTCTCTGTTTATCGAGATAGTTTTTAAGCATACTAATATAGGTCTCACGTTCCCACGGAATCAATGCCTCAATATCTGAAAGATTCCAGTTGTGGTATTGTATCAACGAAAAATTCTCTTCCATAAAAGCAGAGATAGTCGTATGATACATCATTATGCGAAAAAATTTGATAGACCCTCAATTAAAATTTCACTTTCGACCTTAGTATTAGGATTGACGACAGACCCACGATATGTCAATCTTGGCATTGTGGAGAAAAATCTTTCAATCTCAGCGAACTGAGTTGATGTCATACCTTCTACAAATGATGTAAGTTCTTTCTTAGTACAATCAGAAGCGGACCATGCCTCTTCTTCATTATAAATGGTGTCAACACAATCGACTACAGCAGCAAATGCTTTATCGATAGCATTATTATCCACAGTTTCAGAAACAAGAAAGTTGTTTTCTACAAACTGTTTTAGTGAAGGATACTTCAAAGTCATTTTCAGACCTTCACCAAGATCAATAGACTCACTATGATCATCAGGAACATCCAATACAATTTCAGATGTATGGATTTTTAGTGGAACCTGAGTCTCCCCATCATCAGTACAAGTAACTAGAAGTTCAACAGTCTCACCAACAGATTTGGCACGAATGTTGAGAAATAGGTACTCAAGGTCAAAACTAGGAAGTTCGTCAACCTTTACACCACGAGATGTGATACATGCCTTCAGAACATCTTTTAGAGTATTCTGAATGGTTTTTTCATCACCACTCTCAAGAGCAATTAGCAATGCCTTCTCCTCTTTTACGAGGAATGGACGATACTTAACTGCTTTTCCTGTAGAAATTAGATTTAATTCAAACGTAGGCGTTGAAACCTTCGGTAATGGCATAGATATTCAGTTCAGTGACTATATTTATTACCCCGGAAAAGGTGTTACTTGTAAAGGTGTTACTGGGGGTAGAATATCTTTGTGCTTCTTAAATTCTAGGTTCTCCGTAGTATCATCTTTACGAGAACCACGATCAATGAAGAAGTAATCATACTTAAAAGTGATCGTAGTTTTAATCAAGTTAGCAGGTCCATATGCAAGTGGAGCAGCAACAATATTCGTAGGGAAAGCGTTCTTCAGTTTATACTCAATAAAGTTTGGTTGCCTAATATTCCCATTCTCCTTTGTAACAGGAGGCATCTTAAATCTTTTATCTGGACTTAACAAGTCCTTGCTAAATGCTGTAATGTCAATATCACATTTGTAAGTATTAGGATATCTCAACCGTTTATAAGTTGGATTTTGGTGATTAAAAGAGTTTGAGCTATTAAAATTATTATTGAATGTTGGAGAAATAAATTCCATCCAAGCATTAAAGACCTCGTTAGTATAATAGTCTTTTTGTGAGTAAAAGGTTAGATTAATATCTGGATATCGTCTATATGTGGCAAAGTGCTGCGTTACACCTTGCCTCAATCCATCAATAGATTGTGTCGCGAGTTGAGATCCTGGTAGAACTGCTTCAGAACAAAACAATGCTAGGTAACCACCAACACCGGGAGATTTCTCAGGGGGAACCAATCCATTCTCTTTAATAAACGTATCCAATCCAGTACGTCCGCTTAAATTAATAAAAACATCATATAAGTTATTAAACGCTGGGACCACGTTTGGCGGCGACAACAACTCCGAGGTCTTCAGATAAAATCTTTTCTGTTTATCCTGTGTATTTTCCGCAGATGCCATCTAAATAGAAGATGATTTAATATACTATGTATGTCGTATAAGGGGAAGTTTAGACCGTCGCACCCCAAAAAATACAAAGGCGATCCTACAAGCATCATTTATCGCTCTCTGTGGGAGTTAAAATTTATGCGATATTGTGATAATAATCAAAGAGTACTCAAGTGGTCATCTGAAGAAATCGTAATTCCATACAAATCTCCAATAGATAATAAGTACCACAGATACTTTCCTGATTTCTATATCAAATATGTCAAGTCAAACGGGCAGGTGAAGGAAAGTCTAATTGAGATCAAACCGGCGAAGCAAGTAAGAGAACCAAGAAAACAAAAACAACGGACTAAGCAATACGTTGCCGAGGTCTACGAATACGCCAAGAATCAGGCAAAGTGGGAAGCAGCAAAGAATTTCTGCGACGATAGATTATGGGAGTTTCAGATTTTTACTGAGAAAGAACTTGGAATTTAAGTCACAATTACCAAAATCCAAAGTTGTCACTGATCTAACGATCGGCAGTCTTGTGATGTTTAGGTATGACGCTAAAACTGCCAACGAACTACCATTTTACGACAAATGTCCGTTGGTCCTCATCGTCGCTGAAGAAAACGAGATCTTCTTCGGTACCAATGTCCATTACTATAAACCAAAAGAACGTGTAGGAATCGTAGACTATCTCCGGGAGGACATCCAAAGCGGCGGAGAAGATTACATGGGATTCCTTTTCGGGTCGGCAGGGTTCCATAAATACTTGAAATCTAATGTTAGAAGTTTGTTCCTAGAAGTGGCAGCAGAAGAATGGGGCAAAGCGTCATTGCTGCCTGCGGAAGAATTTGTACGTAGTTTAGGTGGCGTAGAAGTCCCCATCACCGGAAAGAGTGTTTACTGATGGCAAAGAAAAATCCACCTAAATCAGTCACCAGCAATGGTACGACAAAGACAATCGCTTACCTTCCACAACTTTTTGCGGGACAAACAATCGCAATCGTGTATAGCACCGATGTAGCAAATAGCGACTTTCTACAGGTCCAAGAAATTAGAGTAACTAATGCCAGTGGTTCTTCTACAACCCATAAACCTGGATCAAATGCTTACGAAGGATATGCTTCTGATCCAGACTTTCAGGACGCCTTGATTACCAGTATTGGTAAGGTAAAAGCAGATATTCTTAGTCAAGGAACAAACGCTTATTTAGATGCAGTTGAAGCGGCAGGTAGATCCGGTAATACAAATACATTCCTTGGCACTCCCACAAACAGTAATCCTAATATTATTCAACCCCCTGTAACAGGCATTGGAACTACTGTTACTCCACCAACTGTAGCAACTACAACATCGTTACCAGATCTACCGATTGGAGTACCAGAAAAAGATAAAATCGATTTTATCAAGTCTATCGTAGGAGATAAGAACATAATCTCCTTACAGTATCCATCGGATGCTTTATATGGAAGTGGACCAGATTACCTCGCCATTGAGCAGTTTACATATCTACCACCTCAGAAAGATAGTCTAAAAAAACCAGATTTCGCAAAAGTCATTGAAAAGGGTCTTCAAAGGAATTCTAATTTGAATGCTTATATTGGACTCGTTAGACTTCCAATCCCAAACAATCTTTCGATGAGCAATTCTGTTGATTGGGGTGACTCTAGAGCAAATCCTATTGAGGCTAGTGCTTTCTTCTCAGCATTTGATTCCGCAAAAGAATTGGGTAGTGGAAATATTGTTGGTCTACTAAAAAATACCTTTGAGGGATTTGGTAAATTTACTGATGTGCTAAGAAACGGTGCTCTTAGTCCGAACGCAGCAACAGGACAATTATTATCTGCATTTATAGCACAGTATGGTTTAGGAAAAATTGGTATTAACGTAGACCCAGCACAGTTCATCGCTCGTGGAACAGGTAACACTATCAACCCCAACCTAGAGTTATTGTTTAGTGGTCCAAAACTGAGAAACTTTGCTTTCCAATTTAAGTTCGCACCAAACGATGACGATGAAGCATCGGAATGTAGAAAAATTATGCGTTTCTTTAAGCAAGGAATGGCAGCAAGGCGAATCGCAGAACAAACACTGTTCTTAGGATCTCCAAACGTCTTTAGATTGCGATATCTGACAGGCGACAGGAAGACAGGAACAGATCAACCGATTCGTGCTTTGCCTAGATATAAGATCTGTGCTCTTACATCAACAGAAGTAGACTATGCTCCTGGTGGTCTTTATCAGTCATATGAAGATGAAAACGCAGGTTCTCAACCCGCTATCATGAACCTCACATTAAATTTTACAGAACTAACACCAATCTTCGAACAAGATTATAGAATCTTTGATGGTGATGACGCCGAGGCAAGTAACAAAGATTTGTTCTCTACAGCAGGTGGTGAATTGGGAGCAATTAACAAAATCAACTCAGAAGACGTAGGTTTCTAATGGCATACTTCGATCTATTCCCAGACATTCTTCTACCATCGTTCATTGACAATAGGAACTCTTCGTTTGATTTTACCAGAACGAAGAACTTGTTTAAACGTGCCAAAATTAGAGACGACTTCTTCGAGAATGCCACTGTATTTGATAAGTTCAGTATTAGTGGTGATGACAGACCTGATAATGTCGCCAAAATCCTTTATGACGATCCAGAATTAGACTGGGTAGTCCTTCTCGCAAATAATATTATCAATATTCGCGATGAATGGCCTATGAGTGGATATGATCTACAGCGTTATCTTGATAATAAGTACTCTAAAGAGCAACTAGAGGAAATCCATCATTATGAGACCTTAGAACAGAGGGCAGGTGATGGTAAATTGCTTCTAAGTGGCGGTATGCACGTTGATGAGAACTTCCAGTTTAAGTATTCTTATAGTGGTGTTTCTT